GGCGAATTTGGCATCAGTGGGCCAGCTATCGCGCGCCAGATCGCCAAGAACAAAGCCAACGGCATGATACCCGGCTGGCCCGATATCATCGTGCTGTGGCAGGGCCACACACTGGCGATTGAGGTCAAGGCAGAGGGCAACAGCTTGACGCCCGCACAGAAGGCCGTGCGCGCCAAAATCGAGGCGCAGGGCATCCCGTTTGCTGTCGTGCGGTCACGGGCTGACGTGGACGAATTCTTGCAGGACGTTGGCATCCCGTTCCGGGGGGTGATTTCATGAATAACCCCTTGGAAAACAACGGAATTCAAAGTGTGAAACGAAGCGGGGCCGGTGACGCGACGAACGTCATCCGACCCCTAACCAAAACCAGCACAACAGGAGGTGCAGGCATGGCTACTGAAAGCCAATATACGGACTCGGGGTCCGTTTTCAAGGACGAACAACCACACAACTGGCAGCGGATTGGCGAGGTTTTGGCCCGCGAAATCGCACCGCAGATCGTCGAGAACGTCCGCAAGCGTCAAGCGGGTGACGGCGAATGAGCGCTCTTATCAGGCAAATCGACAGAACCGAGCATGTCAAAAAAGAGGGCATGTATCTGCGCCGCATCGTGCGCCGGAACGCTGGCGGGTTACTTACAAACAGCGAAGTGAAGGTGCTGGTGTCGTTGGTCAATCTGTGGCTGCACCATCGCAACGGGCCAAAGGGTTTCATTCATCCGGGGCGCAAGGTCTTGGCAAAAAAAGCTGGCGTTAAGGTGATAACCGTAGCGCGCGCCCTCGACGTGTTCCGCAAGTTGGGGCTGGTTTCGGCAGTAAAGCACATCAAGGGCGGCAACGGGCGCGCCACGCAATACACCGTCAACACAGTCGAAATTGAGGCGCTTTTTGACCCTCACAATGTCACCACGAAAGCCGGTCAACTGGTGGTGTTTAGCGTATCATCCAAGCGCCAAAATGATACGCAACAACCGTATCAAAATGATACACTGTCTATAGGTATAGTTCAGCACCGCCCAAGCCAAGGAAGCGACAGCTTCGGAGGGCAGCGCGATGAATGACATGTTTCACGCACTTTCTGGCGACGCTGTCCAAGCCAAGAAGAAGGAACTGCGACCACACCAAGTCAAAGCAATCGATTTGGCTAGGGCTTCTGCCAAGGCCGGAAACAAGCGAACCGTTATTCAGGGTCCAACAGGTTTCGGCAAGACGCTGGTAGCTGCCAAGGTGATCGAAGGGGCCTTAGCCAAGGGCAGTCAGGTGATCTTTACCGCCCCGGCGATCAGCTTGATTGACCAGACCGTTGCAGCGTTCGAGGACGAAGGCATCACCGACATTGGTGTGATGCAGGCGAACCACCCCCGCACCAACGCCTTTGCACAGGTTCAGGTCGCATCGGTTCAAACACTGGCAAGGCGGATGATACCTGCCGCGTCGTTGGTCATCGTTGACGAATGTCATATCCGCAGCGTGGCTGTTGAACGGCTGATGGATGAACGCCCAGACGTTTATTTCATCGGCTTGAGCGCAACGCCGTGGGCAAAGGGCATGGGCAAGCGGTGGCAGGATTTGGTGATCCCCTGCACGATTGGCGATCTGATCGACGCGGGCTTTTTGTCCGAGTTCCGGGTTTTCGCGCCAGACGTGCCGGACCTTTCGGCAGTCAAGACAATGGCCGGGGATTACCACGAAGGCCAGACGGCGGAAATCATGGAGGGCGGCGCGCTTATGGCGTCTGTCGTCAACACATGGCTGGAACGGGGCGAGAACCGGCCAACGCTGCTGTTTGCGGTCAACTGCGCCCACGCGAGGGCGTTGCAGCTTGAGTTTGAGCGCGCAGGCGTTGCGGCGGGCTATGTGGACGCATTCAGCGACATGGTGGAACGCAAGCGGCTTGAGCGGCAGTTCCGGTCAGGTGAGGTCAAGGTGGCCTGTTCTGTCAGGACGTTGACCACGGGCGTTGATTGGCCGGTGTCCTGCATTATCGACGCGGCCCCCACAAAGTCGGAGATGCTGCACGTTCAAAAGATCGGGCGCGGGCTGCGGGTAAACCCCGGAACCGAAGACCTGATCGTTCTGGATCACGCCGGAAACAGCCTGCGGTTGGGGCTGGTCACGGACATTCACCACGAACAGCTAAACGATGGGCAGCGCAACGCCGTGGAACGGCTACCCAAGGCCGAGAAGCTGCCCAAGGAGTGCGGGCAATGCGCTGCGCTTGTCACGACCAAGGTTTGCCCATTCTGCGGCCATGAACGCAAGCCGCAGGCGGGTGTTGAAACGGTCGAGGGTGAGTTGATTGAGTTCACGCCCAAGAAGGCCAAGGCCGACAAAGCCGACAAGCAGCGGTTTTGGGGGATGGCCAAGTGGGTTGATAAGGAACGCGGCAAGGGCGGCAAGCTGGCGCTGGCGCTTTACAAGGGCAAGTTCAACGTATGGCCGCGCGGGATGGATGACACCCCATTGGCACCCGATCAGGCGTTTATGAATTACGAGCATTCGCGCCGGATTGCCTTTGCAAAGTCGCGGGGGGCGAAATGATGCACCACGACAGAACAGCCAGCGCGGCAAAGGGCAAATGGCGGGGCATCCTGCTTGAGTTCGGTCTGCCGGAAAAGGCGCTTCAAGATCGTCATGGGCCTTGCCCGATGTGCGGCGGCGCTGATCGGTTCCGTTGGGACAATCAAGACGGCAGGGGAACGTATATCTGCAATTCCTGCGGCGCGGGCGATGGCATGAAGCTGGCCATTGAGTTCACCGGGCAGGCGTTCCCCGATGTGGCGCGCAAGATTGACGAGATGCTTGGCAACATCAAGGCGGATGGGCAACCGGCCAAGCGTCAACTGTCTGACGAGGATCGGCGGCGGATGCTGCGGGAAACCTACGGGGCTTCTCAGCCTGTGCAGCCCGGTGATCTGGTGGACAGGTATATGCGTTCGCGGGATCTGGACGAAGTGGCCTACCCCGCCTCGCTGCGGTTCGCGCCAGCCCTCCGCGATGGTGAGGGCGGCACACGGCCCGCGATGCTGGCCTGTGTGGGCGTCTACGGCGCGGCAAAGTTTGTGTCGATCCACAGGACGTTTCTAAAGCCTGACGGATCGGGCAAGGCCGAAATGGCCGCGCCGCGTAAGATGATGCCGGGTGAATTGCCTGATGGGGCTTGCGTCCCGCTGTCTGAATATACCGGCGGCGTCCTTGGCATAGCTGAGGGGATTGAAACCGCAATGGCGGCGTCTGCATTTTTTGAAATGCCGGTCTGGTCAGCAATCAACAGCGCCATTCTCAAGAAGTGGACCCCGCCAGAGGGCTGCACCGATGTTGTCATCTTTGGCGACAACGACGCGAAGCACGGGGGCCACGCCGCAGCCTATCACCTAGCGCACAGACTGAGCGTCAAGGGTGTGAATGTCGAAGTGAAAATGCCGGAAAAGCCGGGAACAGATTGGGCCGACGAATGGTCCGCGTGGAAAGGAAACCAGAATGTTTAATGCAGTAATCGCCGGTAACATCGGCAAGGACGCCGAAACCCGGTCAGCGGGCGGGTCGAATGTCACCAACTTCAACGTCGCCGTTGAACAACACACCAAGGGCGGCAAGGTGACAACGTGGGTGCGGTGCGCGCTGTGGGGCAATCGCGGTGACAAGCTGGCACAGTATCTCACCAAGGGCAGCAAGGTCTGCGTGGCGGGTGAACTGACTTCGCGCGAATACGAGGGCAAGACTTATTTGGAGATAAACGCCTCTGATGTGACGCTGATGGGCGGCAAGCCAAGCGACAGCGGCAGCGGTGACAATTCAGGCGGCGGATACGGCAGCGGCGGTCGGCCTAACAGCGACATGGACGACGAGATACCTTTCGCACCGGAGGTGCGGCTATGAGTGCGCCCGCGTTGTCGCAATCATCCCCCGCAGCCCGGTGTTATGAGGCATTCGCCGCGACGGGTGATTGTGAGGCAGCTTTGATCGCCGGGTATCGGGCCGAGGGCCTGCTTGACATTAACGGCGTCGGCAGCGGCATGTCGCCCCGGCTGTGGGACCGCCGCAGCGATATGGTCAACTCCGAACGGTCTGCTGTGGCGCTTAGGAATGACAGGAAGGTTCTGCAGTTCCTGTCCAAAGAGCCAACCCGCTGGCATTCGTTGGCCGACATTACCAACACGCTGATCATGAGCAAGACAACCGTGCGTCGGATCGTTGATCGGCTGCGTCAACGGGGGGCTGTGGCGAAGCGGAAAAGCCCGGACACGACGCAAAAGACATTCGAGTTCCGTGTTGTCGCGGATGCCAGCAATGACTGAGCCGAGCAGCATAGCGTTTCAAGCGATGAAAAAGCGGGGGGCGAAGTGATGACCGACAAACTGCGCATCCTTGATCTGTTCAGTGGCATCGGCGGGTTTAGCCTCGGCCTTGAGCGCACGGGCGGATTTGAAACCGTCGCG